ACTCATCCGTTATAAAAATATGAGTTTTGAAGACTCCACACCCAACCAATTAGACTAGGAGCATCTATGTCATTTTTTAAGCACGTCCAACTTCATGAGTATGACATCACCGACTTAGGAATAAGACAGGCATGTTATGACGAACTGAGAGCAGACGGCAACAACAGTGACGAGAAGCAATTACGTATTCTAGCACATGCTATGTGTGAAGAGTTCAAAGATTACATGAGACCACTGTTCTCATAGACCACTTCACAAACTGTCCACATCATGCTTTTTATCCTCGCTTTTTTGCTATACTGTGTATGTACTCAAGGAAATCTTATGAAACGACTTGAACTAATCATGGGACGCAACATTCCCGATAATGGGACTGTTACCGATAGCATGATGAACTCATTCATCAAACGTGAGATTATGCCACATTTTGAGTATGGCACTTTCATAGATGGCGAAGGTCTCTGGAAAGGTGAACTAGAGCAAACCAAGATATTTTATCTTGAGTGTGCAGATTCAGAAGTGGATGAGCACATGCTGAGTTTGAACTGTATCGCAGCAGCGTATAAGAAGCAGTTCAGGCAAGACAGCGTTCTTATCTCACAAGTCCAAACCAACAACGCATTTATTTAAATGACATCAATCCGCTACTGGTCATCACATGACCAACGCAACGCAAGAACAATCACATTCTCAAGCGTTGCTAAAGCACTTCAGATGCTGGAATTCTATCAAGGTGCTGGTTTCAGATGTGAACTAGCACAGTGAGATTCTAACAAATTGTTAAGGTGACGGGCAACCGTCACTCCTATCCTCTATAATAAGAGTATGAAAAACATCTTTCTCACTAACGCCAACGCTCGCAAAGATCCAGCAGTGATCGCAGCAATGGCAGCAATCCTTGAACGCATTGAGCGTACTGGCACGGATGCACTCCCAAACGTCCAACCTCACACAGTTGAAGTCAGTCCAGTCAATTTCTTACAAGACGTACTTGACGACTTGGGCGACCCTCGCTTCTAACAGTATATCACACCCTGTCCGAAACGACAGGGTTTTTTGTTGATATGTGGGGGTGATGGTGTGCCGAGCAAAATTCAAAACAGCTAACCTACAAAAGTATCCCAACGAGCGATAAATATAATTTGAAAATGAAAAAAAATTTTCCCCAAATCCCAAAAAATTTTCCTGGTAAAAAATGACTGAAAAAGACGAACCAAATATTATTGCCGATACATCAGATGATGTACATAACCAGTTGATGAACGACCCCAAGTATGCCGTCCACGTGCATGAGAGTCAACTCAAGCGTATCGTTGAGGTAATTGAAGAAGTATCTCAAAGATTGGTTGCATTAGAGGATAAGTTCATAGACTTGGAACTATCGGTAAGATTCAAAGAGACTATGAAAAACGATGGTCCGCCCGAACCTCCTACACTTTCATTATAATGGAACGTAATACATACGAAGATATACTAGATAACTTTGAACAATTTTGCGATGACTTTGAAAATGCAGCAGCAGAAAGATTCTCAGGACAAGACAAAGACTCAAGAACTCCAATTACACACGATAGCGTTACACGAGTTACTCCAGAAGTTGTCCGAGAGATTGAACCACTTGGAAGAGAGGATCTTGTCGCTGGAGAAACCACAGTTGATGTACAAGCGACCTAATGTAGAGGAGCATGAAAGCATCTCTGATACACTCAACTACCTACATAATACAGTAGAGGAATTGAAGCAATGCCAGGAGGAATAACGAGGGTAGGAGATACTGCTACCACCTTTGATCCATGTAACTTCTCAGGAGTTACTACGATTGCTGGACCTGGTGCAGTTGGTCTTACAGGAGTTATTGTCAATGGTCAACCTGCGGCTATGTTGGGAGATCTAACAGCACCTTACCCATCAGGTATACCCCCTGTTTGTGTTCCCATTACCAAACCGATTATTGGACCAGGTGCTCCTGGTGCTACTGGAGGAGTTTACATAAATGGTAAGATTGTTTCAACACTTGCTGATACAGTTGGTACAGGAGTTGTAACTACAGCATCTGGTGTTGCTAATCCATTAACAGGAGTATTTGCTGGTACGATAGTTGCAGGTCCACCGATTCCGTGATATAATAACAATACATTCTGAAATAGATTATGGCATACATGGGATCAGATGGCAATTACATTGCTGCAAAACCTAAGACTACTAGACAAGGAAGTTCAAAGAACACAAAGCTTTCTGCGACTTCTCGTAACAATGCTAAGAAGCGTTACAGAGGACAGGGCAAGTGAGTGACGAATTACTGAGGATTGCTTCTGCCCTTGAGAGGATCGCAGATTCTTTTGAGAAAGAGTTGCATGTTGATATTGATCATGCCCATATAGATGATATCGGTGAGATACACGGTGACGTGGTAACCCATCCGAAGCAGTTCTAGGGCGAGGTCTCCGACCCGAAAACACCGAGGGACTCTAAAGTACTACACAAATTATGAAAATTAATAAGATAGAAGTTGATGAAGGTCGTGATATTGTTATCATAGATGAGGCTTTCACATATGGTGAGCACACCGCACTCTACGATACTTGTATGTCGTTGAAATATTCTCCTGCAAATACTAGTAACTTTGATATACAAGATATTACTGATAAGAGAATGAGGGCAGATCTACCTCAACTTATTGAAAGTAAGTTAATGGATAAAGGTTCTGATGGTGATCGGTATAGAAGGTCTCTCTGTCCGACATGTGGTTCAGATGCGACTAAAGAATTTGGAGGTATAGCAAAAGTACCTGACGATAATATATGTAATACTATCTTCGGTAACCCCAACCGTATGCAGAATTTCTCTGAATTTATCAATCCTGAAGAATATGACTTTCAAAATGGATATGTAAATTTAGGACTTGTAAATGACTCTCATGAGATCCATGTAGATGCTGCTAGAGTGGGTATGGGGAAAACTATGTTGATATATCCTAATATTGAATGGGGATTTAATCACGGTGGTGAGACGGTCTTCTATGAGGAAGATAGGTCTCAAATGGTATACTTAAATGCATATGTACCAGGTAGAATAGTTATATTTGATGGGAGTATTCCTCACTGTGCAAAACCACAAGCATTAATTGGGGCAAAGTATAGATTTACCATTGCATGTAAATTTGTAAGAATACAAGAGGATGAAGATGATTTGGATATAATGGATAGAGATGCTAGTGTAGATCCAGGTAAAATTGAATTCTAATGTACCAAGCACTACCTAGTTGTTTACAAGTTAAGCACAGTTCTGTCGCAGGACAGGGCATCTTTGCTACAGAGGATATACCAGATACCATTTATCTTGGTATATCCCATATAGTAGTGGATGATAAGATTATGAGAACTCCTTTGGGAGGATTTGTAAACCACAGTGATGATCCTAACTGCGTTAAGGGGTATGAAGACCAAGGGTGGGGTAAGATCTATCATATGACAACAATTAGACCTATTAAGAAGGGAGAAGAGTTGTTTTTAAAGTATACATTTTACAAAGTTACATAAAACTCGCTAAATAACTACTGACTCAGTATATCTGTCGGTAATGGCGACTAAATTGTCCTTCAAGGACATCAATATCAATTTTAAGAAGCATCCTGTTACTAATGACTTAGTTGTTAGTAGGGATGCTTCTGCTATTAAACAGGCAATTGTAAATTTATTACTGACTAATAGGGGAGAAAGAGTATTTCAACCTGATTACGGTTCTAATATAAGAAGTCAATTATTTGAACCTTTAGACTATGCTACTGCTGCTAGTATAAAGAGTTCCATATTATATACGATAGCAAAATTTGAACCAAGAATATTAGTAGAGAGTCTTGATTGTCGTCCAGTCTATAGTGATAATGGTTTCAATTGTGAAATGACATATAGTATAAAAGGTGCTGATGTACCACCTGCAAATGTAGAATTCTTCCTAGCTAGAACAAGATAATGCCATATACACAAGTAAGCAATTTAGATTTTGCTGATATAAAGACTGCACTCAAAGAATACATGAGAGCAGAAACAGAATTTACTGATTATGATTTTGAAGGATCTGTTATCAGTCAATTGATTGATGTATTGGCATATAATACGTACTACACAGCGTTTAACGCTAATATGGTAGTCAATGAACTATTCTTAGATTCATCTACCTTGAGAGACAATGTGGTTGCTCTGGCGAAGCAGATAGGGTACTCACCAAAATCAATCACATCACCAAAGGCAGCAGTTGATATGCAATTGTTGTTTACTGGCAATTCAGCACCTAGTTCAGTTACATTAGAAGCAGGTACAGGATTCATAACAAATTATGATAATTCTTTATATGAATTTGTTCTTTCGGAAAATTATAAAAAGGAAGTTGTTAATAACACTGCTACATTTACTGATTTACCCATACATGAAGGTTCTCTAGTTACTACAAGAACTACTGTAGATACATCACTCAGGAATCAAAGATTTATTATTGATAATTCTAATGCAGATATTAGTACACTTAAGATAAAGGTATTTGAAGAAGCAAATTTAACAGTATCAAATATTTACGAGAAAGCAGATAGTATTTTATCTGTTGGTTCTGCTGATAAAGTATACTTCCTTAGTGAAGTGGAAGATGAGAAATACGAGATATTCTTTGGTGATGGTGTATTAGGAGAGAAACTGAGTAACAATAATATTGTTGAAATATCATATGTTGTTACTAGTGGTCCTGTTACTAATGGTGCTAAATCCTTTGTGTTTAACGGAACTGTTACTGATGGTGATGGAAATCTTTTAAATAATCCGTTTTCCGTAAATTCATTAACAACTTCTTCCGCAGCAAGCGGAGGAGCAGATATTGAATCTATTTCTAATATTAAATTCAATGCTCCTAAGTACTTTGGATCACAGAATAGAGCAGTTACTTCTAATGATTACTCTGCTATTGTCCGTAAGATATATCCTGCAATCAGTGATATTATTGTATTTGGTGGTGAAGAGCAAGAACCTCCTGCATATGGTAAAGTATTTCTTTCTATCAAACCATCTGAAGCAGCATCATTATCATCGTTCACTAAAAACCAGTTGACGACTGAACTTAAGAAGTATACAGTTGCTTCTATTAGACCAGAGTTTGTTGATCCTTCTATTCTTTATGTTGAGATAGATAGTAATATTTACTTTGATGGTACAAAAACTAAATTACTTACTACTGACATTGCTTCCAAAGTTTCAACTAGTATAGTTGAGTATTTGAAAACATCAGGAACAGAGAAGTTTAATGGTAAGTTTAGATATAGTAAGTTTGTTAGTGTTGTAGATGGTGCGGATCGTGCTATCAATTCAAATGATACTTCTATTACTATGAGGAAGGATTTTATTGCTCAGATTAATAGTTCTTCTTATTATGAAATTTGTTATAAGAATCCGTTCTTTAAAGATTGTGATACTCCTGTAGTTTCATCTACTGGTATGACAGTCTTTGAACATCCAAATTACACTTCGTATCTAGAGGATAGAAATGGTAAATTGGTGCTATATAGACTAGACTCCATCACTGGTGATAAAATCCTATTGAATGATTCAGTGGGTGATGTTAATTATGATAAGGGTGAAATTCAAATTTATGACTTTACTATCTTGAAAGGTAGTTTCTCTGACAACCGTATTGAATTACGTGTCAAACCTGCTAATAAAGATATTGAAGTAAAACGTGAGATGTATCTAGATGTAGATGTATCAAATAGTAAATTCGTTGCGTATAAAGAGTAGTGCCAAAAACTGCCAATAAAGTCTCATTTTTAATTGAGTCACAATTACCAGATTTCATCAACGAAGAGTATGAACTGTTTGCTAAGTTTATACAAAAGTATTATGAGCAGAATGAAATTCAAGGTCAACCACTGGATATTATTAGTAATCTCCAGCAATATCGTGATATAGATTTTTATGAGAAGAATTTATTAAAGCAGTCGTCTACAACCACAACATATGTACAAGATGTAGATAATAGTATTACTGTTGTTGATGCTTCTTCATTCCCTGAGAGTGGTGGTTATATTAAAATTGATGATGAGATTTGTTTCTATAAAAGTAGGACAGATACAGAGTTTTTAGAAGTAAGTCGTGGAGTAAGTGGTAATACAAAGATAGGTGATCTTTATGAAAAGAGCACATTCGTAACAACACAGGCAGACAATCATATATTAGGATCTACTGTACATAATATTAGTAATCTCTTTTTATATTCTTTAGTTAAGAGTTTTGAGAAGCAATACCTTAGTAATTTTCCAGAAGCATATCTGAAAGGAGATATTGATAAGAGAACTCTTATTAAGAATATAACATCTTTTTATAAAGCAAAGGGAACTGTTGATTCAGTTAAGTTCTTATTTAAGTGTCTTATTGATAATGATCCTGAACCATCAATTCTATATCCAAGAGAACATACATTAAAACCATCAGATTCTACTTGGATTAATAATTATTCAATTAAAGCAAAAATTCTTTCTGGTAATGTAAATGATTTAATTGGTAGAAAAATTACACAGACATCAGGTGATTATGCTTCTGCTATTGTTGATAATGTACAATATGCTGGAAAATATGATGGTGATGATTTATACGAATTAATTTTATCAGAATCTAGTGTTAATGGTGTATTTTCTGTTTCTACTAAAACAACATTAAGCAAATCTATAGAAGCAACACTAGGTACTGGTGGTAGAGTTAATGTTTTCTCCACAATGGGGTGGAAAAACAAAGGAAAATTTATTATTGATAACGAAGTCTTTACATTCAGTGATAAAAATGTAAATCAGTTTATTGTTGAGTCTAGACAAAGTAATGCTATACATGATGTTGGAGAAGTTGTAACATTTGGTTCTGATGTAAGTGGTAATGGTGTAGAACTATTGGTATATGGTGTTGTATACAATTTAGAAGCAGATACTAAAGTTCCTTACTCAAGTTCTGGTGATACTATTGATATTTCTGAGTCTGGTTTCCTTACTGAAGATGTAAAGATATTTGATGCACAGAATAATCTTAGATGGACTATTGGTGGTAGTACACCTGCTATTGCTGATTTAAATTCTAATGTTTCTGCGATCTATGAAGATGATGATTCCTATTATATTGCATCATCTGGATTTCCTTCACATGCTATTGGAGCACTACCTTCTGATGCAGCAGATCAGAAACATTTAAAAATTATTAGAAAGAAACCAATCTCTACAACTGAGGTATATGATACTAAGTATAGAGACATTGGTATTGCTACTAATGGAATACCATTTTTGAGTTATAAAGATGAAGAAGTAATACTTAATGGTCCTCTTCAGAAAATTGCTGTGGATAAAAGAGGTAATGGATATAAGAAATCACCTTTTGTTTTAGTTGACGGAGTTGGTAATTTAGCAAAGGCAAATCTTGCTGGTGAAGTTGTTGAGTCTGTAACAATTGATACATTTGGTAGTTATACATCTGTTCCTACAGTTGAAATATTGTCTGGTAGAAATGCACAAGTAACTGCTATTGTTACAAATGGTGAAATTACTAGCATCTCTATTGATAATGCTGGTGAATACTATTCTTCACCACCAGAAATTAGAATTTCTGATTTAGCAGGTAGAGGACAATTTGCTGTTTATACAACAGAAGTATCAACTTCTGGTCAATTGACTAATTTAGTTAAAGTCAATGGTGGTAAGGGATATACATCATCTAATGTTTTAATTGATATTATTCCAGTAGGATCTGGTGCTACTGCTACTGCTACTATTAAAGAGTGGAGGAAGGATAGATTTAAGAAGACATCTGTAGATTCTGAGAATGGTACATTCTTTTATAACTACGTTACTTCTGTAGGACAAGGATATGGATATCTTGCATCTCCTACTACATTAAGGTCTGGTGATACTGGAGCACAACATTCACCTATTTTAGGGTTTGCATATGATGGTAACCCCATATATGGTCCATATGGATATTCAGACCCATTAGATGCTAGTCATAGTCTAATTGAAAGAATGACTAGTAGTTATATGCCAGTAACTGTTAGGGATGGTGGTCCTACTGAATCCAATTATCCAATTGGCACATTTATTGAAGATTGGGTATATGTGCATGAAAGAGGATCATTAGATAAGAACAATGGACGTTATTGTGTTACACCCGAATTCCCATATGGAACATATGCGTATTTCGTCACAGTAGATGATACGAATGTACCTGTATATCCTTATATTATCGGTGAATCTTATTATTCTTTACCTGTTGATTCCAACTACAATTCTGCGTTAAATCAATATGATTTACCAGAAAAAGCAAGAAGATTAAGAACTTCTGATATTGAGAATAATGGTGATGGATCATCTCTTCTTATACAAGATGTAACAAGAGGTAGTATATCATCTGCTACTATAGAATCATCTTCTGATAAGTTTTCAGTTGGTTCTAAGTTAGTTATTGATGAGAGTGGTACTGGTGGTACTGGTGTAGATGCAGAGGTTGATTCTGTTAAAGGAAAATCAGTAGTCTCAATTGAGTCTCAAACTGATAAAGTATTATATCTGTCTTTGAGTGATACTGCTTATCTCTTTGATGGTGACAGAGTTACACAAGGGTCTGCAACAGGTCTTGTAGTTGGTAATGTATTCTCTGCTACCAACTTCCCTATTCGCTCTGTAACAGGCACGTGGAGTGCTTCTGGAACATTAACATCTGATACTAAAGTATTAACATTATTACTTGATAAGAATTCATCTTATACAAAGGGTGCTATTTTAGCATTAGGTGATGGTGTTGAACTTCCTGTTGCTAAAGGTGAGGTTTTAGAAACTACATCTTCACAAAATAGTGTTAAAGTAAAGGTAACACAGGAAGGATTTGTAATTTCGTCAACATTATTCATTTCTAGTTCTGATTTATTAAACACACCTGGTTCTAAAATAATTTCTATTAATTCTTTAAGTGAAAATTTAGATGTTAGAACAGTACAGGATAATGTTGCTCTACTTACAACAGGATCAAATCACGGTGTTGCTGAAGGAGAAAAAATAACAATTGATGTAAATCCTAATGATTCCACAACCACAACAACATTTAATGTAACATCTGCTGTTTATCAAGAAGTCACCGTTGAGATCCCTGTTGTAGCAACGGTTCTCAGCGATAGTGGAATTGGAAGATTTGAGATTTTAAATGGTGGTGCAGATTATACTCCAAATGAATATGTTGATATAGCATTATCAGGTGGAACAGGAAGTGGTGCAAAGGCAAAGATTGTAGTTTCTAGTGCTGGTGTAGTTAATGAAATTACATTAACTGATAGAGGAACTGGATATGAAAAGTATGATGTATTGACTGTAGGTGATACTGATTTAGTAAAAACTAATGCAAATACAGCATCATTGAAAATAGAAGTAGATCATGCAGGTTTTGCTAAAGAAGAAAAATATCTTTTGGTTGCAAGTTCTCTTGGTTTTAGTGTTAATGATAAACTCATCATTGGTAGTGAGGTTGTAACAATAAAAAGTATTTCTAGTAATAGTATTGAGGTTATTAGAGGAACTAAACCAGTAGATCATTTTGATGGAGTATCTATTACTTTACAAGATGCAGGATTCACTCTTAATAGTGGATATCAAATCAATCAAGAAATTGCTGATACATCTCAACCATATGTTGTGTCATATGATACATCAACACAAAAGGTGGTATTTAAGTATGGGTATGGTGTTACTCCAACATATCTTACATTAAGTTCTGTATTTAAAGATCAAAGTACTCCTGTTAATAGAGTTGTTAACATAAGCAATGTTACTGACCCTGTTACATGTTTTGAGATTGATGGTGAAAGGAATAAAGTAATTGATATCAAGAAATATTACACATATAAGTTTGATACTTCTCACACATCAATGATTGGCAAGAAGTTTGATCTGTCACCTAGTATCAATTATAATATTGTTGCTGTAGAGAAAACAGAATTTGTTGACAATCATGGTTCTCATGTTCATACAGGAGTTGATATTAAAGTTGGATTTGGTTCTAGGATTTCTACAAATACATTTACACAGAAGGTAGATACTCCATATAACAAATATTACTATTTTGATAATAACAATATTGTAAGTGCAGAAGGTGCATACTTAAATGTTATTAATGATAGTTTACAAGGAGAAAAAACAGTATTATATGTAACACCAACACAGATAGTATACTCTACCGATACCCCTGTTACTCATGATGGTACAGGATCTATAAATTATACAACCAAATCTTTATTTGCAGTTGGTGAGATTGATTCTATTAAGGTAAGTAATATAGGAAACGATTATAAAAAACTTCCTATTGTTACTGGTATTGTTGATGCTGATGGTAATATTGATGATACAGTTAAGTGTTATTTGTCAAGTACTGATATAGGTCTTCCTACAAATATTAAAATTGTTAGTAATGGTGGATTGTATCATAATGATGATAGTTTAAGATCTACATTTAGATCAAATTACGTATTTAAATTATCCAATTTTAATAAGAAACCATTCAGTGTTGGTGAAACTGTTATTCAAAAATCTGGTACAGTAGAAGTTGCTAGAGCAAGAGTTACTTCATGGACAGAAGGATCTAATATTCTTGTGGTTGATAGAGTTACAGGAATTTTTAGAAAAGGTCAGAATATTATTGGTCTTGCAAAAAATCAAATTGCTAATTTAAAGGATATTAGTTTTACTGAATTTTTACCTATTATCCAAACTAATTATGATAATGTAGGTTATTATGGTTCTGATGCTGGAAAGATTAGTGATGCAAATCAAAAAATCCACGATTCTTATTATTACCAAGATTTTTCATATACAATTAAGTCAAAGACTTCAGTAGATACTTGGAGACAACTTATAAAAGAAACAACTCATCCAGCTGGGTTCCAGTTGTTTGGTGAAGTTTTAATTGAAAGTGAAGTAGAAGCAAAAATGAGTGATACTCCTGCTACAAGCAGAGTTTCAGTAATTCAAGCATGGGATCCAAATAAGAATAAGATAACAGTAGAAAGTGTAAGAAAGCAAATTACACAGAATATCATTTTGATGGATAATTTGAATGTTCAGAATGGTGTTGGATCAGTTGCTCTTGATGCTCTTAATACAAGCGAGATTCTTGGAAAGGATGATATAAAATTAAATGGATCGTTTAATGGATCGTTTGGTAATAAAGGAAACCGTGTAGGTAGGAAAGAATTTACTCTTGTAGATGAAAATAATAATGTAGTAGTACCATTTAATAGTCAAGCATTAGTAGTTACATTAGATGGTATATTACAAGAACCAGGTAAAGCATATACTATTACTCCAAACTTAGGTGCAATAAAATTTGCAGAACCACCATTGGAGGGTGTGTCTTTCTATGCTAAGAAGTTCCAATTCAAAAATAATAGTTTAAATAACAAATACTTAAAGAAAATTAGAAATATCTTCCAAAGAAATGGTAGATGGTTAGATGCTTCTAATCAAATTGAAAGGAACAAAGAATTTATTCAAGATTCAACACTTACACATATAAAGACTGTTCATCCTACACTTACTTGGAACTCATTAAGTACAAAATGTTTTAGAGACATTGGATTTATAGTAGATGCATTAGCACATGATATAAGGTTTGGTGGTAATGAAAAGACAAAAGTTTCTCTAGAGAAATACTTCAACAATGGTCTTCTAGATTATATTGATGGTGAATTAGAACCAACAATAGAGGCATTCCAATATGCTGTTGGACTTGCTAAAGAAGCAATCAACAATGAACTAACAGGTGGATTTATTGATACTGATATATTAACTGATAGTGGTCCTGTTAAGTGTGCAGATGTTCTTGCTGCTTTAGATACTCTATCTGAAGTTATAAGAGTTATTCTTACTACTGGACCTGATTCTGTTGCTGTTGGATATCCAGACTATTTCAATGGTGAGAATACTATATTTGATTTGTATTATGAAGATGGTAAACCAGTTGATACTGAAACAAATGAAGATTTGTGGATTGCTTTAAGTGGTGTTCTACAAGTTGGAAATGCATATAGTATTGATAGATCATCAATACCTAATAAGATTGTATTCTCAAAACCTCCTATATGGGGTCAGTCAAAGAATACTAAAACTGTATATGAAGGTTTAGCAGTTGAAAGATTCTTTGGTCAAGGTATTGGATCATATAACAAGTTTGGTATTAGTATTAATAGTGCTGGTACAGGTCCGTTCTTGATTGTAGATGATAATAATGATATTAAATCAATTGATAATAGTACATTTGTATTTGTATTCTTGGATGGTGTATTACAGATAGAAAATAAGTCTTATATTATCAGTGGACCATCTATTAGGTTTATGAGACCTATTTCTCCAAAGAATAATGTTCATATTATTAGTCTATATGGAAGAGATTCAGAAACAACCTTAACTTTATTTGATTATGAAAGAAATCAATATTACAATGAACTTAAGTTAACATGTGATGCTGGTTCTCCTAATGATTTTATTAATTGGATTTCTTGGTACAATCTATCACATAATGATCATCAAGTTGCATATCAAAAGGTTGGTGGTGTTAAGAAGTATATTGGTAATGTAAAAGTATATACAAAGACTGCAAATACTTTGATTGTTACAATTGCTGGTAGTAATCAGACATTAGATGCATCAAATATATTCTTTGCTGGCAAACCAGACTTCAGTGATGAATATGAATTAACAGGAACAACAGATACACTTGTTCCTATTAAAGATGGATTTAACGAGAATCAAATGCAGAGAAATTCTGCTAGATGGTTGTATGGTACTCCTAGAGCAGACGAAGCATATTTTGAAAGAAATAGAAATGGTGCTAATTTAATTGATGGTGATTTAATTAAAATTGATGGTGAAGAAGAGTGGAGAACAGTTAATAAACTTCCTCGTTATACAACACCTAAAAATTATAATTTAAATGGTGATGTATCAAATAGTTTCCATGGACCTGTATTAGTAACCAAGTATTCAGGTGATACTTATGGAACTGGTCTAAGTGTTGAATGTACTGTTACAGATGGTAAAGTAACTGCTATAACTTGGAATAAGGATGCTGGTGTTGCTGGAGGGTACTATAGTACACCTGTACTACAATTCCTTCCTGTTAACAAACAAGGTGGTGGTGCAAAGGCAGAAGTTATAGTACAAAAAGGAACTGTAGTTGATATTGTTATTACTGATGCTGGTTCTGGTTATACAACTGCACCAAGAGTTGTTGTTACTAGACAGTTTAAA